TGTGCGATCTGAAATACCAATCGCATCCATCTCCTCAAAATATTTGCCTAACCGAACAGACATCAAACAATGAACCTCACCCTTAGATGGTCATAAAGACATTATCGAAGATTAGAACCGACCACCGCCCTCTTCAGGCTTCTCATAGTTAAGTCCTAATTTCTCTGCAATAATCTCTATAACATCACTGTTCTCAGCCAATTTCTGTGCTGCATCGTTATAGATACTACGAACCATTTCATTGAAGGTAGCATCATTGATGCCCCACAAATCTCTTTCCAACTTCAAACGGGTAGAAATCGGATCTATGTTCAATAGCTCCAAAATCACATCAATATCAAGTGATCCCTTCTGATATAGATTGAACAAAGCATCGAAAGTTTCACTATTATCCCTCAACCCAAGCCTTGTGAAAGACAGAGAAGGATATACGACCTTTTCACCATCTTCCCCTTCAACAAAACCCATTCTCTTACACATAGGCTTAAACAGTTTTTCCTCAACAAAGTCCTGTAGGATCTCCCGCAGAAGCATATAGCGTGTGTTGATAACTTCCAGATTTATCCTATCACCAGAATACGAGCTTTCTCCACTCAGGAGGCTTTCAGTCACTCCAAGCCCTGCATATAGCTGCCTATCTGTCAGGTCATACTCAGAGGATAATTCCAATAGACGAGCAGAGGCTCCCATCTCTTCCCAAGTCACTTGGAAGTTGGTCACAATCGTATAATCAGGATCTTGGAGAGCAAGGTCAACCTGATCTCTCAGAGATTCCGTATCATGTTCATCCATATCCTCTGCATAGACCAGCCTGAAAGGGGTCATATGACGAGAGGCAATACTTGTCTGAGCCTGTCTGAGTTTATCTCTATAGACAAGGGTTCTCATACAACGCTCAAGTATAGAATGTCCTCTTGGTTCATATTGTGATTTCTTTCGGCTCATATAATAGACAAAAGAGCCAGCATCAGGATCTGTACCAAGAGGGATATTCTGCCCATCACGGATAGAATCCACAACATCTTGAGGCATTGAGTCCACAATCCTCTGAGCCTGTTTATCTCCCATTGAAGCCTTTTCGATAATATCCTTGGTCTTACTATCAGGAACCAATTCAATGATTTTCTCATTTGTGAAAGGGAAACTTTCCATGTGAATTTGTTCTGGTGGGAGAATTCTTATGGCTGACCAGCCGTGGAAATTCCTCTTCGTCCACCTAACAGCACGTTCATCAGCATCTTCTCTTTTTTCCCACTTCTCAACAGCTTTTCCGTGTTCGTCCAATTCTCTGATTTGTTCGTGAGTGATGTCCTTGGGCATGTCAGGACTTTCATCCTCAACAAATATATTCACTTCACCAACTAAGTAATAATCGTGAACAATCTCTATAAGCCTGTGAAGTAAACCAATCTTCTTAGACCACCTCTGGCAGAATTCCAATGCTTGATTACCAAGCTCTCTGTCCTTAGTATCAGGGTTTCCAAGCCTGATCTTACTGAGAGGTAATTCTGTATGGAGATCAATAGCCTGTCCAACAAAGGGGTCTGTCTTATAGAAAAACCGATAGTAGTTTCTCTGTTCGTCCAGAGATTGTGGTAATTCCAGAAAGTCTGTTGATAGCTCTGGAGAATAGAAATTCCCTCCAGAACCTAAAGTGTTTCCAGCAACATTCGGATACCCAATTCTACGCATAGCAGAAGTGGTCGCAATTTTACGAGGTCTTCCAATGCTCAATTTCGGTCTGTCAGGAGCCTTCCCAACAACTTTTTCATCATCATTAGTCATCTTTCACCCCTTCTCTCCCGTACCCTCTTAGGCTTGGCTTTGGTTGCTACTTCTGGTTGGGGGATAGGTTTCACAATAGGTACTTGGTTCAAAAGGTTCAAGGCTCGTTCCAACCCTTGCTCTGTAGATCTACAGGCCACACGAAAAAGAATATCCCTTCTCTTTTTACCCTGTAAAAGCACAAGTGCAGCCCGTATTTCTTGTCGGGCTTTTTTCAGATGTTCCTGTATTTCTTTATTGTAATCCTCTTTAATTAAAGAAGAGTACCTTGATAAATATTTCACTTCACACCCCAATCAGGCTTCTTTGAAATTCTACCGTTCTTAAAAGCAATCTTTATGATTTTTTTAAGAGAATAAATATGCTCTGGATCTCCCTTAAAAATCTTCTCCCACGAACCACCAAACCGCAAGAAGATGTCGTTTATGTGTTCTATTTCTTCTTGTCGTTCTTCTGCACCATCACAAGAAATACGAATACACTTCTGTATAAACCTATGATTAGCTTGTATTGGGGTGATGGGGGAAAGAGTACTCATCTAAACTACCGCTTTTTAACCTGTCTGGAAGTATGGCTACCTGATCTAAGTAGCTTTCTCCGTTGAGAAATCTGAGAGGCAGCTTTCGGCTTGTGTTGAAACCTACCCTTACCTCCCTTAGATATATAGGTACTATTGCCGATTTTCTGGCTTGCTAAGTACACCATTCTCACAAGAGCATCTGAAAGGTCATCGTGCTTCCCCTTCATATTCGGAGCCTCTACTGTAACAAGGTACTTGGAGTGCTTCGTAGCCTGAAGAGATAAAAGTTCTTCAATATAATCACAATGAGTTTGTCCTTCTGGTATTGGACTATCATAAAGAGAAATTTTCTGATCCCACATCATATCTTTGAAGGTCTTAAATATTTCAGAAGAAATGGTCTTCGTCATATGTTTAGCCTTCATTTGCTTTAGCCCTCTTTTGGACAGTGCCTGCTCTAATGGTATTCCAGCCCACTGGTCAAACAGACCCTCTGAAATATAAAATCTCTTTGACAGAGATAAAATCCAATCTGCCACATCATCAAATTCCAATCTCTCTTTATCCTTGAAGTCACCCTCTCCAGCTTTTATCTGATCAACCAAGTCTACAACAATACAGGGATTTCCCTTCTTAGTCTCAATGTGTCCTATAGCGATAGCTGTACCATCACCAACCAATCCAAGGTCAAGCCCTAAGAAATAAGTGGTTCCGTATCTTCCTTGCGAAACTGCTTTGAGAGAAGGATCTATACAAGCCTCTAAATCTCTTCTATCTTCAATCCAACCTCTGGTTCTGTCTGTAAATTCTCCACCATACTCTGTAAAGAAAACTGTAGTGTCTTTTATATAGTGCTTCTCAAATTCACTGGCTGGAACGGTGGGGTTCACTTCCCAAGTAGGTGCTTGTATCGCAAGCATATTACTTGCTGCCTTGCCTCCAGACATAGCAATCTGGAACAATTTATAGAATTGACCCTGCCTACCTAATGGAGATGAAATTGAGATGATGCGCCCCTCAACTGGGCCAATTGGAATTCGACTATCGTTCACATCTTTAGGTGAAAAAGCAGAAGTAGAAGGTGTGACCGCATTGTAGACTGCTTCGGCTCCAGATTGACCTTTGTCTGTGAAGTGAGCTACCTCATCTAAAATCACAACCAAGTTACCAGCACCACGAAGCCCCTTCGCAACGCAAGATCGAAATGTGATTTTTAATGTAGCTTTAGCCGTAGGGTCATCTGCATATACGCCATACCTATCAATATCTTGTGGAGTCTGGAATCTGGCATAACTCTGAGTGTTGTTAGCTGTGTAAGGTGCAAAAAACGCACAATTTCTAAAGTGACCGCTCACTTCTTGGTACAAAAGACCTGCCTGATCCTTATCAGTAGCAACTGAAATGATCTGGATATTATTAGAAGAGGGCAGACCATAGTATGCCTGTGGATCTCCTTTTGAGATTAATTTATATGTCTCATACGCTGCAATACAAGCACTGAGGGTGGTCTTTCCCGATCTACGTCCAATTGAAAGGATCATTTCCCGTCTTTCTTTACCTTTCTCAACTTTCTTTATATTACAGCGACCCTCTTTAAATAGATGCTCTAAGTATTCTGCTTCTGTGAGGTGTTGGTAATTCTCCCTTCTCCAATCAGAAATAGGGATTGTTTTCACTTTGTCCTCTAAGGGAATACCATAATGCGCTTTCAAAATTACCTTCTGAACAGGGAAAAGGCGCATACCCAAACCCCAATCACTTTCTATAAAAGTGATTATATCTGCTATCGCTCCTTTTTTAGACCCCTTAGTCCGACCAACAGAAGTGGCGATTGAAGACAGGCTCATTTTTCATTCCTCATACGATTCTTAGCCTCGTCCTCCCAATCATCCTCTAAGCGTTTTGATAGCTTGGCGAAAACAGTCTCTATCATCTCAGTTCTGAGGTTGCTGTCTTCCATTGCACCCCTAAAAGTCTCCATAATGAAGCTGAATAACGTCTTGAAGGAATTGCTTTCCAAGTCTACAGAGTGCTGTGAAATCAGTTCCTTCTTCTTTAGATATGTATCTGCAAGAGATTTAAGAGCATTAACCCTACGGACTGAGATAGCAGAAGTAGCATTACCACTGCGCTCTGCTTCCTCTCTCTCAAACCCAAGTGAGAAGGCTTCTTCAGCAAGACCAACCATCACATGATCCAAAACCCTTCCACTATCAGGTTGTGATTTCACTGTTCGTAAAATTGGATCGTGAGATGAGGCTACTCCTTTTTGTCTCACTCTTTCCGCAACAACATCATTAGCTGCTGTTATCACAGGAGCCTGTTTTCTGCCGGGTTTAGTATTCATCACATAGGGAGTATCATCCCCCTTCAAAAGAATTATATCTGTGTCGTGGAGCGAATCCACATCTCTCCACTTCTTTTTCCCAAACTCATCTTCGACTTTAATTCTGAGGGCTTCCTTTGGAAGACCTTCTAAAATCTTCTTTTTCTCCGCTGGGTCTTTCACAACTTTCACAATATCCTCCCACTAATTGAGCATGTAATAATACCCAAAAATAGCAGATCCAAACTTAGGACAAGGTTACCCCTCCAAAGGCTGTTCCACTGCCAAGCATATTTCCGTCAGTGAGGGATAGAGTTAGGCAAGGGTTTTGACCACGAATAGACTGAGAGAATTGAATAAACCCTCCGTGTCTACCATCAAGACAAGTAATAGTAACATCAGTACCAACCGCAACAGCGTTCCAACCGGGAAGTCCAGTACCGTTAGTAGGGTCATGTTTAATAGCAGCAGCTATATTCGCAGCAATTACAGTATCCGCTGCTGGCGCACCAGAAGTACCAACAGCAAAATGAACACCTGCTTTTAATCTATACTTCCCAAGGTAGATTTCCGTAAGGTCGCTTCCTGTTGCCCCTGTCCAAAAGTCATTGTTAGCAACGGTAATCGTAGCAGTAGCATTTCCTGTAGTAATGGTTCCATTTCTGGACTTCCCATCAGAGGTTGTAAGGGTGCTGGAAGTAGTCTTGCTGTAAGACTGCGTATAGTTTATGCCGACCTCAGAAGGTGAAGTGATGCCCGGCACAAGGGTGCTAAAGTCTCCAGCAGAGGAGAGCTTTTTCGCATCTGTAAATGGTGGGTATCTCTTCATATCAAACTCCTACTTCCCTGTGAAAGTCCAATCAGTAAAGGCTGTCTTGTTGGTTTCTTTAACCTCATCCACACTCTCTTCTTCGACTTTCACACGACTAAGTGTTTTCACTTGCTCGTCCTGTGGAATTTCAGAGGGGGTTGGAGGGGTCTTCTTTGCTGCTTGGGGATCAATGTTAGGGTCATTGGTCAATTCCCTGCTCTGAGCGAATTCCTTGGTTTCCCTGTAATATGGGATGTCTGCAAAATATCCTTCAGCACCGTCTTCGGCACTATCTTGCTTGGCATCTATTACAAAGGCTCCCCACTTCTTCAAAAGGTCTTCATTACTCATTGTTTTCTCCTTATCCCCATTTGAATAAAATCGAACCAGATCACTCAGGCTTTGACGAACAGAGGAAATCTTATCCTCAACCCAATCTTCCATCTGGTCACCTTCGTTGACCTGAGAAGAAAGAAATTGAGCCATATCCAGAATATCTTTCACATTCTGAACACTCATATAGTTTCCGTCTTTGTCTGCTTTGCGCTCTGGCATAGTTAAATGTCTCTATAAAAATAGTCTTTTTCAAAATCATCATTCTGCTGCCTATGAGCAAGCTCACTCAATTCTCTCTGAGTAAAATGTTCATAGGCTTGTGGTATTGTTGGAAGTCCAATCAAATTAGGGTCAAACTCAGCCGTGGTATCTTCTTCTTCGTCCTCTTCACCATAGCGAAGACCACGAACCATCCCACTCGCTGGGCCAAGTTTATGTTCCCCACTTGCTCCCTTTTGATTACTCTTTTGAAGTCTATGAATTGTAGCTCTCAGATAGCGTGAAGCTATTTTCGCAGCAGAATTTTGCAGGTTGAATGACATCATTACTCCAAATCAATTCCACCAAAGAAAATCCCTTGGAGATCACTATTCAGAATATCGTCTTCCAACTCAAAACCCTCTAAGGCGGCATTGTGTAGCGTGAATTCATTTTCATCATAGGAAGGTGCAAATAGCGAAGCTGTTTGTTCTGCATCAGAAGAATTAGCCATTCTAATCATTTCTCTTTGATATGAAGCAGGGTCTTCAACAGGAACAGAAGCAGTCATAACCTTATTGTATTTCTGACATACTATGGCTCCGTCACATTTATTGGCAAAGACACAACCGCCACAACGAGCCATTTTCATCACAGAAGGTACTGCATTAGCTCTATGTATGTTCGCACCCTTCTCACACCCTTCCGTGCCTTCAGGAGAGGCATAGGCTTCTGCATCCACATACAAATGACCAGATAGTCCTTCGTGCGCTTTACGAATTGAAGCTATCTCTTCTTTGTTTGTTTCTAAGAAATGAGGAGCAAATTTAGCTTGGATGAGAGAAGTTAAATCTCTACCAGCCCACCCCTCTGTCATTTGCCGCCTAATCCAAGAAGCAGCTTTCACAATACGAGAGCTTTTCACTTCAACTTTCGCTCTCTTTCTCTGTGGAACATGTCGGTGTTCCACAGCACCTTTATATTCAGCCTTCTCTTGAGGGGCTGACATATGAGCCTGAGTTTCTTGGAGAAGAGGATTGATAAGTTTAGAAGCCACCCTCACATCTTCTCTGTTGATAGATCTACGAATGAATGTAATCAAGGCTGTACCACGAACACCATTATCAATAGCTGCTTTGATATTCCGATAAGCCTTCAAGACTCGTTGTTGTTGTTTGTGCGCCTGTCGGCTGGTAACTGAAGCCTGATCTTCTTTCACATTCTTACGAGATTCACTTTGATGTCTGGTATATTGCGCCTCTGAATACCTCCCACTCTTAGTTTGTGAAATTAGTGCAGATGCAGTACGAAGAATAGTATGAGGAGAGTCTTCACTCGCCATCAACTCAGCAGCTACTTCCTTAGATAAGAAACCGTTTACAACCCATTTGTTTAACTGAGCCTGAGCTTTTCTAACTTGAGCAGCAGCATTCTTCTTAGAATTATCCAGAACCTTTCGGCTTGGTTTATGTTGTGAGAATTGTTCTCTGGCTTCTTGTGAAGAAATACGCTCAGAGGGGCGCACATCCACTGGTTTACTTCGTTGTGTTTTCTTGGGAGATAAGTCCTGTGAATATGACAAGAAAGCTGTTCTAAGCACTTCTTTGGCAGAACCTTCTTTAGCCAACCTTCCAGAAGCCTTCAACTGAGTGCGATAAAAACTAAGTGCTTCTTTCCAAGGAACCCTCTCTACCACTTTCAAGTTTGTGAATTTTGAAAGAGACTGATCTGAAGACACCAAGTATCTACAAGTGGAACACTTCTTTCTCAATGCTTTCTTCCACTTCCCATTTTTCAGCCCCTTGAAAGCTGCTTCATAGATAAAAACATTTCCGGCCAAGCCATGTTCCTCTTTTATGTCCTGTAGGTCTTCTGCAATAAGTTTCACATTATGCCCAAGCGACTGAACGGCTTCTTTCATAATGCTCTCAATGGGATGTCCGAAAGCAGATCTACGGTGCGCCCGAAATACTACATCTTGTAAAGTCTCTTCGTCTACATTTGAAGCAGATTTCTCTTGAAGAGAACGCTCAAAATCAGCAACCTCTTTATCTCTATTTGGGATAATTCCTTGTGTTCTACGGTTTACTCCCCAAGCCTCTTCCAATTCCATAATCCCACGATCTACAGGATTTTTAGGAAGCCTGTCTGGGTCTTGCTCTCCGTGAAGCCAGCCCAACCCAGCAAGTGAATTCTCTTCCAGCATTTCGGAAAGATCAAAGTCAGCATCAGCATTTTTCACACCAGAAGGCATATCACTTGCCTCATCTGGCACAATAAGGTCTTCTGGCAATCCAGCTAAACCACGAACAGAGGGCAATCTTGCTCTCTCTGAAACACCACCGCCAGCCTCAACATCAAAGTCAAACCCGTCCAGACCGTAGTTCATACCGTCTGTCATTGTGAATTTGTCTGATGGTAATTTAGATTCTGATCTCTTTGATTTCTTAGTCATGTTTCTGCCTCATAAAACGGAGTGCAACCCTTGAAGCCTTTGGCTCATACAACGAAGCGGTCTTCTTACGAGCGGTTTTTGGAGATGTGTGTTGTTCATCCATTTCCTCTTCTTGTTCTTCTGCCCAAGATTCAGGGTCTTTCTTTATATCTTCAGCATCCTCAATAATCTGAGCAACCTCTTCCTTCTCTTCTGGAGATTCCTGTCTTGAAACTGCTGACCAATGTGGAGCCTGCACCTCATCATAGAGAGTATCTGAAAGAGATGAGAAAGCTTCAACAGCATTCATATAAGCTTTTCTCATCTCATTAATTCTAAAAACGTATCCTTTCCCACCCAAACAACCATCAGGAGATACATCTGCACTTCTCACTTTTGAGAAGGTGCTATACGCACTCAAAGCATGACCAAGAGCAGCATTGGTAGATCTAAGAACCTTCGCCAAGCATTTCACTTTCTTAGGTTGGAAAGCATAATCAGGAGTAATCTGCCGTTCAGAGGCTCCAGTGTCACCCCAAGCCCATTCACCGCCTTCAGACTTATCTTTAATAAATCTAACTTCACCAGCCGTTCTGGTCATTGGGGGCTTCTTCTCTCCGAAGATTGTTGGCCCCCAAGCTTTGATTAGAGCATCTTTCATTTTACACCTTCAAAGGACTTCCACTATCATCAAACAATCTTTCAATGAGGTATTGATCCCCATCCTTTTTGAAAGACCAGAGATCCTTAGTGGCTTTATGTATCAATTCACCTTCTTTATTAGAAGATGCAAACAAGGCTGAAATATCTCCAAGATTAGACACTCTCATTGAAACTGAACCTGCTTGCTTAGATTTAGACGGATATAAATGAAGAGGATCAAACCCTCCAAATTCTCCAGTATCCCACTTCACAAAGACCCTGCCTTCATGTGTGGTAGCCTCTCCAAAAGCTGTTCTCACAGTTACTACCGTTCCAGTAGTATTAGGATGAGGAGGGTTGTCATAGGTTAGAACCGCCCCCAAATCACCAGCAAAAAGAACCCTTGATCCAGCCGTAATGGGGAGCCGTATACACTTGCTGCGCTTCACCTTGTCTGTAAGGTCACGAACAGATCTTGCAGCTTTCCCACCAAATTCTCCAGATAGAAAATGATCCAAAGAACCCCGATCACCATCTTTAGAAGCGGTGTTTATGAAGGGAGAATTTATTAAAGAATTCCAGAAATCAGACATGGTTACCCTCTACATCAAAATACGATTTCTCAATACATTAAGATTATAGAGACATAAACGACTACTATACATCACGAATAACTGAGAAGAAAAAGCTGGTGGTGGTCTGTCCAGCAAAGTCAATCGCAAAAGATCCAACTGCCTTATTGCTCACAAAGGGGTTTCCCGACTTGGGTTCCATTAAAACCGCATAGTTTAAGTCTGGCTGTTGAACCTCAAAGCTAAAGGTCTGAGTAGTTGTATTGGCATAGGTCAATTCTCCGATAATCCGATCTTCGTGGAGAACCCCTAAACCACTCGCAACACCTCTTGTACAGGAAGTCAATTTAACTATGGTAGTTGCACTGGTAGCTACTAAAGCTCCCATCTTGCATGAATGGAATGTGAAAGTGCGGTCACCATCTAAAGTCACATTCCCAAGTGAAGAACAATTAGAAGCCAATAAAGCACCTGCCCCACTGAGATTAGAAGAGATAAAAGGGTCAGCCGTACTGCTTGGGCTGGAATTGCAGTCCAGAATTCTATAGCTATTCCCAACCACAGAAGAAAGAGTACCTAAATTATCATAGTCCAATTGCAGAGAAGAAATATCCAAAACACCCTTCATACAAAATTCCGCACACTCTTCAACAAGGCAGACTGCTGTAGCAGCACTACTGCTCATTGAGCCACCATACACAGCTATGCGACAAGCAGAAGCAGCCCGTACTGGATATGAACCAGCACCAGTAGCTACAAAATGACAATTCAAAAGATTAATTCCAAGCAATCCAACATTAGAAGTAGATCCTCCTACAACTCGGACACAAGATTGGGAAGCATTAGAATTCTTAATGTGAAAACCCTCTATTCTCACATACTGCGGTACGGAGACATTTTCTTGAATGGTAATCGTGTCCGTAGCAGTTGCAGATTGCAAGAGAACATACCCAATAGCCAATAGTGTGACACCGTTCCTAATAATCGTAATATCTTCCTGATAAGAACCAGAAGCTACCAAAATCACATAGGGGTTGGTATCACTGGAATCTGAAGGAACATCATCAAGGGCTGCTTGTACTGTAGTGTGAGAAGCACCTGCTCCAGCAGCACCTACCACAAAGACATTATCAACAGACTGAATTCCACAAATGTCTGTAAGTTTTACTGCGGAAGTAACCACAGCATCCACAAACTGAATGGAACCATCTACTGCCATAGAAATCTTTATGGTATTTCCACTGGCTGGTTCGATTTGTAACTGGTCTACTTGAAAGGGATCTTGAGCCATAATTCACCTACACGAATACGTCATATCCGATGCTACCCGTATAGGTGACACCAGTTTCGATTGTAAAACCGTTGACTGTTTTACTGGTAATTCTGGCAGGAACGAAATCTGCCATTGAAAGAATGACCCGATAAGTTGTATCGTCCATTGCAGCTAAGAAGGTCACATCAACTGTGGTTGCAGCCGTGAAGGTGGCAAACCCATTTACAGCACTTGTACTCATAACATCTAACACCTGTGTAATTGCTGTCCGAATATCGCTAATCACGGAATTCGGCAGAGAAGAATAAGAATCTTGGATTAAACCAAAAGGGGTCTGTATATTTCTAACAGAAATGGAATTCTCATCTATATACACAATCGTGAAATAGTAGATCTGTGTGCCTGTTCCCGAAGAATATGTGAAATCGGCTTGTGATAATGCTAATGCCATATCCCACCCTACCAAATACCAGAGGTTTCAAACCCACGCTTCTCCAGCCAATCTTTAAGATCAACCAAAGACCCGTGATTAGAAGACCAAATAGAAATGTAATCAAAACCCGTCTGTATACCAAGATCCTTAATCTCAGTTATAGAACCAAGTTTCACCTTACCATCCCTCAAAGACTTCAATAAAGAAGGGAGGGATTGAAAGTCTACCGAAGAGGTAGCATAGATCTTTACCCGATACTCATTAGTAGCTCTTTTTCTAAGCCACTGACGAGCAAGGTCTTTCGCCATAATTACTACTTTTTCACTTGGTTTGTCTTTCATTTCTTAAACTCCCCTATCAACAAAAGAGAATAAGAAGATTAGTGATTAAGTCAACCGATAGGATTTCTGATTTGTGGTCTTACTTCTCTGAACCTCTCTGAGAATATTCAAATTCTTAGAGATCAATTCAAAGACTGTTCCATAGATTTTCATTGTCGGATTTTCTTTCAGTCGTTTTGTAGATCGTATGAAGCGATGTCGTACAAGACCCTGAGAAACCCCCAATCTATTAGCCACCTCGGATTGACAGGTCGTTTCAAACATCAACTTCATTATTTTCACATCAAGAGTGTCTGAAAGGAATCCAGCAAGATCCTTCATCATTTTCACATAATCAATATCAGGCAAAGATAGCTGAAATTGAATTCTGGAGGTTGCCCTCTGCAATCTATAGCAAACAGTGGGTTGTGATACTCCAAAAATAGTTGCAATATCCGTCTGCTTTAGGTGCTTGAAAAAATACAATTCAATAAAGTCTGCTTCTCTCGGTGGCAAACTCTCAATTATCACTTTAACTCTGTCCAGCCTCCTACGGCTTTCCACCGTCATTCCTGATGAGGGCCAAATAAAAGCATCATCTGTTGAAAACCTTGTTTCGATATCCATAGGATCTGGTGTGTAATAGCCTACCCATTTAGTCATTCTCATTTCCTTCCTCCGATAGTAAGTCCAAGAAGACCTTTGGTAGTGTGACAATCACACTCAAAGAACGAAGCACAACACTTACATAGGCATTTTCGCCTTCAAAACCTACAATAGAACCTTCCAACAATCTATAGGCTCCTTTCACAATTAAAACACGATTTCCCACTTTCAAAGACTGACAAGACATTCCCCGTATACTATTCCGCATCTCTTCAATATATTGATTAGAGATCACTTGAAGGGTTTTCAGTCCAGAAGTCGGAGACATTGAAGAAAAAACCTGCTCTACATAGGGGGTTTTCTCTAAATCAAAATAAATCTGCTCCTCTAAGCCTGTAGCAATAAAAACATAACCCTCCATCAAATGAAGAGAAATCTTTCTACCGTTTTGGTCATACTGAGCCGTTGGAATAAAAATTGGGTGGGTTTGAGATACCCCCATTTCCTTACAAAGAATCTTCGTTAAAATACCTTCCTCTACTTTAATTTCTCCAAGAGATGTTAGCTCAAGAGTCACCCACGTTGTTTTGTCTCTGTAATCCATTATAACCAATATCTCTCAATTCCAGAAGATAGATACCAAACAGACGACCAAACTCTGCTGGGCTTAATTCCTTAGATTGTTTCAATTGATCTTTTCCAGTAGAAGTCCCATTGATGGCTCTACGGTCAATATGCACCCCACATAAATCCATAGAAGAGGGAAGGGCTGCTGCACAATTATTATTACCGTCTGCGGTTAAATTATGAGTAGAATTATTTAAATTCGTTTCATTTTTTTGAGAAGGGCTTCTTGAAACCTTTATTGGAGAAGATATTTTCTTCTGACTTCTCTCAGAAGATCCATAAGAGAAAGAGGGAGTGGTAAGCTGTCCAGTAAAAGATAGGTGCTGAGAAATAAGATCGCATATAACCATATCCTCAGTAGCGGATCGAGGTTTCTGAGCAAAAAGAGAAACTAACCCCACTAAATGATTTCCATGCTGCCTTCCTATTTCTGAAAGTCTTGCTGCATCCCAATATACAGGAGGGGTATCCAAGCCCAAAGAAACTTTATACGCAAACAAGGCTGCATTAGCCAACCTCTCATAGCAAACAGAAGGAGAGGTTCTATTAAAAAGATTCTTTACAGAGAGCAAAGCCTTTTCCAAATCTGATCCTAAAAAGGAAAGAATATCCAAATAAAGGCTATTCAAATCTAAGTGGAGGTATTTATTCACATTTTCCCGATCTACCTCTCCAAGCATAGAAACACCCTCTATTGCCTTCAAAGCATCACGAATATGGCACTCTGTAATTTCAGCTATCAGAGGGAGAATATCTGGCTCATAAGAAATCCTCTCTTTCTCACAGACATAAGCCAATCTCTTAGCTATCACCTCTGGACTGAGAGGGTGTATTACAAATGCAGGGGCGCATCTGGATAAAATAGTGGCTCTCATCTTCTCTGGTTCTGTCGTGCAAAAGATGCACACCAACCTCTTATCTTCTGAACCTTGAACATTCTCTTCCAGAGGTTTCAAAAGGGCATCCAAGGCATCTTTAGATAGCTGGTGGCTCTCATCAAATAGATATAAGGTTTTCTTTCCAGAGAAATTAGAGTATTCCAGATCAGCAATAATCTTTTTAACTTCGGATTTTCCAGAATTAGTAGCGGCATCTACCTCTATAAAGGCTCCCTGAGAACCCTCCAACATTGAATGACAAGAGGGGCAATTATCACAAGGTGCGCCCTCCACAGGGTGATCACAAAGTAAGGCTCTGGCGAGTATTCTCCCAAGAGTAGTCTTACCAGAACCGTATGGCCCGCAAAACAAATAAGATTGTTGAAAGCCCCTTCCTGTTGAAACAAAGCGTTTTATGACCTTTATCGTGCTTTCCTGACCAAGAACATCTTCAAAATTATGTGGTCGGTATTTTGTATCTAATCCCATTCAAGTCTCCTCCCTTACCATACCTATACAGGAAGGGAAGGGATCAGGAAGGGTCTTTACCAAGTTCCAGCACTCCAGATACTGACCCACACCCCACCACGATTAACTTTGCAAAGAACAACTGTAAAAGCTTTCTTTTTGAGAAGAATCTCCTTCAAGAGAGAGCGCAAGTCTTTACTCTCCTGATTTTCTGGAACAGTCTCACCCACAATTAAAAGTTTTCTGCCAGAAATCTCATGTGGAAGATCAGGAAGACTATCAATATCCTTTTCAGAAGAAATAGAAAAACCACGACCAACTGCCCAAGAAGAATCCCACTCCAAGAAAGCTTTCTCGTTCAGGTACTTTATGATATCCAAACTATGCACTAAGACACCCCCCAATTAAAGAGGGTTCATAAATCAATTAGTGTCAAAGATTAGATCGTCCAGTTCCTCTTCTTCTTCAGAAGGTCGCCAATTTCCATGTCTTTTCCATTCTTCTTTGAAAAAACAAAGGTCGGGGGTACGGACTGACCACTTCATATCTCCTGTCTTACTGTCTTCTTCGCCCCAGCAATAACACAAAAGATGATCCAATAATGCTGTCTGCTGCTTACCATTAAGACCTGCCCACTCATCAGCAGCCACCTCCAAAATAAATTTGAAGTTCTTATTTCCAAGAAGAGAAATTAAGGAAGGAGCTTTCTTAGATTTCCCAAGAACCACTTTCCCACCAGCTTTACTGGCTTTTTCACGAAACAATATCGCTATCTCATCCTCAACAATAGCAAGGTGAGGATGGAATTTTGCAATTAAGGTTTTGGTCACCTCAACCACATCTGCACTTGCTAACCACATATCTACTGCCACAATAATCCTCCAATTTGGTATTGAAATGATTGGCGAAGGGCTTGTAACCCACCCCTCATCCAAATGTCATTGGGGTCTTTACCCCCGAAAAAATTAATAATACGAGCATCTAAGCCAAGCTTTTTCAAAGCCCTCTCAGCAAAGAAAGACCCTTTTTTACCCACCTCATCATTGTCATAAACAACGTATACAGTGTTGGGCTGCATTCGTTGGAGATAAGTAAGATGATAAGGAGTTAAAGAAGCCGTAACTGAGCAGAGAATGGCATCTGACTTCGGAACCACCCACTCCATTGCATACAGATCAAAATGCCCCTCAACAAGCCACACAGACCCTCCTGACCATATCTTCTCTGCAATACCCTTGTGAGCTAACCAAACAGGATTCCACTCTGCTTGCGGAAGAAGATGCCTTGTAATCTTCTTCTCAGTAGTGGATCTGGCTTCAAACCCTAAAAGGTTTCCCTTTGGTGAATAGAGAGGACACACCAAAAACCCGTCCAATTTTTCACCACGAATTCCATATCTTCTACAAAAGATAGAGGAAGGGATATCAAAAGAAGGAGGTTCCCAAGTTACCTCTCCCATCTTCTCAAAAGATTCTCTCTTAGCCCCCCTTCTCAAAAGATAGCTTTCACAATCCTCTCTTAGAGACATCTCTGTTAAAGCTGTGTCCAACCACCCCATTAAAGATCCCCTGCCAGTGAGATACTGCGGCTGGCATTATGCACTAAAGCTATCAATTTAGACCCAAAAACATCCACAGAACCAATGTATGACCGATCTTCAGGAAGAACAACAAAGACACCATCAGGAATCCAATCCGCTGTCCAAAGAGGAACATCAGGAAAACCCATCAAAATTTCTGAGGATCTTAGAAACTCACACTGATCCCCTGTCTGACGGGAACATAAAATTTCAACCTTTTCAAAGCCATAAAACCTCACATATTCTATGGCTTTAATTAAACCCTCACAGGTATAGGGTTGAATATTTCCCCACTCCAAATGCTTACCAGCATCAAAAATAGCCAGTATTATCTCACGATAAAGGGTTTCTAACGAAGCTATACGAGAGGCGCAGCGAACCAATTGAAGGGTTCCTATATTCATTGTTGGTTCTGTCACCCATAAAAGGGATCTGGTTGTTGTAACCAAGTAAGGGGAGGTACTTGAATTAACAGGGTACTCAGCCATTAAAGGAGCCTTCTCTCCCTTCACCCTACCTACTCGTAGTAATTGGTCGCTCACTTCCCACCCCACAAACGTGACCACCAAGTACTGCTTTCTTTCAAGACCTCTCGTTCAGTGTTCGATTTAGCTATCTGTTCCAATAGATCGGATTTCTCATCTTCGATAATTCGGAAGTTTTCTTCCAAGGAGCGGAGTCTTTCTTCCAAGCTTAGAGAGGCTTCTTTCAATTCTACATTACTTTTCACAAGCCTCTCATTTTCACTTTGCAAAGCATCCTCTCTTTCAAGACCTTCAAAAGTCTTTCCCATATCTTCATCCAGTAATTGAAATACCCACATCAAAGCAGCCATATCGGGGTATCGGCTGGCAATTAGGGCAGTGTTAGCTTCGGATAGGAAGGAATTGAATTCCCCTTTCAAAACGCTTTTATCTTTGTTTGGGCAGAAGAGGGCGCAATTCTTTGCCTTTAGCACACCTCCAAATCTTCGATCACAAAGCTCTCCTTTTGGAGAGCCAGAAGCTTCGTATCCACAAAGATAAACATGAACACCATCATCAGAGAAAACCTGCTCATTATGGGCGCAATTCTTTGGGTCAGGACGAAGTTGGGTGTCCAAAAACTTATGGAGATGCCGTACCCTCACTTGCCGTAGCTTATGTTTTAGCTTCCCCTTTATTGTCATTACTTCAACCCATATTTTTCCAACAAATAATTGGCATCTTGATAGTGGAAATCAGAACCAAGAATGTTGTGTATAGAAACTGTTTTGCCAAGTTTGTGCTTCAATTCATCGTAGAAAACCAAAATCTGATTGTGTACGGAAATTTCACCACGAAGGAACAATACCCCTGTTGAGGTCACCCGATACTCGCTTTTTTGTACTCTCTCAACAAAGCCCCAAAATTTCAACAAAGAATACTGTCTGGCTTTCAATATCCACTTTGGACAATTACTGGTCACCGTGGAGACTGTTCTTGAAGGGGAAAGTTGAGCCTTTTGATATAACCAAACCAAACTATCTACAATGGTCGGAGTTAAAGCATAGGGGTGGCATTTTAGGGTGCGAGTACAGATAGCACAAACGTCAAGATCACAACCAACATCCTCACCCCTATGATATCTTCGTACCAACTCCCGATACTCACCAATCGTCATATCATCGGTAATTTTAATAGTATCATCGCCACCTTGATCAAAAGAAAAATCAAATGACATCATTTCTCCCTAATGAAATGTGCCTCTCCACCTCTCTTCTGAATGCGATAAGCACTATCCGCAGCCTCTACTAAAGAAGGATTGTGGGTAACAAGAAGAACATCCATATCCAACCTTTTACACATAAGAGATAAGAATTTTCCCATATTGTGAACATAATTCTCATCAAAAGCTGGAAGGCTTTCATCCAACAATAGAAGAGGTCGCATTTCCCTACGAAGTAGTACAATCATCCTCATAAGGATGGATTGAACCGTTGACACGGCTCCACCAAAGGAATCTGAAGAGGAGCCTTTAATTACAGTACCATCATCCTTCGTATGCTCAGTTATCAACTCAACAGAAACTTTCCCCCTACTAACTGAAACCTCCGAAGTGACAGAAAGAGTTTGATCATCAAAGACAGTGGAAAGACCTTCTGATAAAAGACTTTCCACTGCACGAACCCCCTCCATTATTTCAAGATCAATTAGCTGTCGAAATAGCTCCCCTGTCTGAGCAATAAGAACACTATCCGCTTCCAAGCCCTCAATTTCTACTATGAGTCTGGAAATCCTCTTCTCAAGATCCGCTTTCAACGCTAAGGTCTGATCCACAGTAGTCTTTAGAGAAGATATGCTTGGAAGCGGAGTCATTTCTGTCACTATTTCATCCAAGACAACATAGAAACATAATTATTGGTTCCATCTGAAGCATCCAATCGACAAAGACCACTTTGGTTCTTCTTCGTTATTCCAATCTCCACCTTATCTTCCTTTATGGTAGATAGGATCATTTCAAGGTGTTTGTAATTTAAAACAAATTCACCAACACCTTCTTCTTGAGTAGTGGTTTGAGTGGTTTCCAGATCAAGGAAAGTATGACCACCATCCGGGCCAGCTACAGCCATTCCCAATGAAACATTGTCAGTGTCCTTAGTACGGAAAGTTAATTTCACATCCTCAAAAGGTGCGCCAGATCGAAGGAAAAGCATAGCATTTCTCAACTCTTTGGTGTCCATCACCCACTGATGATCTGTTGGATCTTCCATTCCAATCTTAATCTTTGGGAAGGAATGATTATCACGGGCCTCACCAAGCATAGAACCGTCAATCCCTTTGTAGAGAATGAAGTTAGAGTGTTCCAAAACCACAATCTCATTGTCCTCAAACAGATTAAGATAAGACACCAAAGAATTTACATTCTTACCATTTACTCTGAGAGTGTTTTCAGGTGGAAAATCCTCAATCTCAACAACACTAAAAACACCAGTACTCGCTGCCAAAAGAAGACCCTCTCTGGCTTCCGTAACGCAGAATGCTGGTCGCTTTGTATCGTCTGTGGAGATGAATTTACGAACATGAGAAAATGCATGTGAAAGAGTATCCGCAGAGATTTTAGCTGTCTCCGTAGCCTCTTCAACTACATCATCCCAATATGGAAAATGAGTGGGATCTAAGGAACGAAAAGTCTGTGTTCCTTTATTAGCTTTTGCCTTCGTCGTTGCTGTCTCTGCATCAAAAGAAAGAGTTAAAGCACAATCCGAAACAGAAGATAACCACAGTTTCAATCGCTTTGCTTCAACCGTAAAAGCTGTCTGTTCTCCTGTTGCAGTACAGGCTTTAATTGGACTGCTGCTAAACAACCTCCCACTATAAGATAAAACCTCAACCGCATTTCCCGTATTGCGAAATACAAAGTGGGTTGAGATATCTGCCCCACCAGAACCCACCGTGTTGGAACACACCAGCAGAGCATTTTCAAGATCATTTTTAGATACAGTAATTTCCATCTATTCCTCCAGAAATTTCGTTAAAGACTGTTCAAGAGACTCTACATCAGCCACAAACTGATCAACAGCAGCCTCATATTTTTGAGATAATTCTTCTATTATGGTACTCAGGTTCTCTGGCTCTAATCCTCGTTTCCTACAAGAATTCTCTACTCTTGTAAGGTTGGTTTGAGCCACCTCCAATTTCCCCTTCAGCTTTTGAAGATCAGATTCCAGTGTCTTCCTCTTTTTTAACGCTGATTGTAATTTTTGATGAGCAGTAGTCATATTATCCCTATGTGTTTCCTATACAGGAAAGAGCCAAACTGAAAGAAATGAAATGATTAAAAATCTAAATCTTTTATTCCATCAAAAGTATCCGAAGATGTCTTATTGGGATTTTTCTTCTTAGAATTTGCTGATTTCTGCTGTTTACGGGGTGGGCAAACCTCCGCATAATCACAGAATTTGCATACTTTAGGGCTTGGGGTAGCTTGAAACTTCTCTTTATGAATTCCCTTAGAGACTGCTACTGCTCGTTCTGCCAATGCTCTAAGATCATTATGTTCCCAAGGTATCCAATCTACACCCTGCTCTACACCATCCCCAATAGGAGTACCGTAGGGGTATCTGTAATAAACAAAGCCCAAGCGGTCAGGTTTCACATTGTGGCTCAAATAGAAACACAGCGCATACCACTTAAGCTGATCAGGATCTGTATACTTCCCTTTGTGCTTGCTATTCTTTCCGTCCAAAATGGTAATGCCAGTATCATCTCTACGAATGATGATGTCAGCCCTGCCACCTATTGGTGTATACTGATTCACATATCCAACTAAATTCACTTCAGATTTTGAGTACGGGCCAAGAAGTTTATTAGCCTTCAAGGTCTTTAAGAACCCCAAGACACCATCCATACAGACTTCCAACATCTCTTGTCTGGTCGGGGATACTTTGTAATCTATATACTTCTTTGAGACTGTATAATTAAATTCCTTCTCTACAATCTCCTTCATCTTGATCTTCAAATCGTGAGGGGATCTCCACAACTCCTCATTGTAGAGCTTTTCAATTGCATCCCCAATAACGATACCCATTACAGCATGATGATAGGAGGACTGTTCCAGTACTGGCTTAGGTCTTCCATCACCACCACCAACATCGTGACCCGGCCAACCACAATACCAAAGAAATTTCTGTGGACATTCTTCATACCTACGAAAGTTAGTCCAGTAAAGAGTATATTTCCTCATCCTCTACCTCTATGATTGCCAATACAATACCCATAAACAACCTTAGAGGTTTTCCAAATACCAGATCGCCTTCTCTTTAACATCTGAGGAAATACCAGATAAACTGCGAACCGTGTCTAAAACAGATCCCTTCTCACCTTTCACTGACAGGCTCTCTTTAATACTCTCTGCGAATTTCTCCATTGTGAAATTTGTGGCTTCTTTCTTCGCCTTCCTCTCCAAGTCAAAAACTTCTTCTGAGGGTTTAATCTCCAAATCCAAACGCTCTATAAGTACCCCATCCAAAGAGAAGTCCAAAAGAATTGGGGTTGGAATTCTATCCATATTATCCTGTGTAAGAGATCCCCTTGTAAGAGATCCTACATTCACAATCGTCTTATCACCGATCTTGGTAATTCCCTGATCCTGATGCCAATGTCCAAACATCCAAACATCAGGATCAAGATCCGCAAGGTCTGAGTACTTGATAATATCCTCATTCTCAAACATCGTACCCCCCTTTGAAGAGGCTAAAACGTGAGCTACCACAACCAGATAATCTTCTTTCCCTTTCTTAATTGAAGTGAACCGCTCCATATCATATTCGGTTCCGTGGTAAGGGATACCAACAACCCTTACAACCATCTCTTCCTCAAACCCCAACTCATTCACTGAGATCCCTGTGATAAGGGCTTCGTGTTCATCATAAAGCCTCTTAAAGCATCCAGAAGAAAAAAGAACACCAAGGGGCTGTTGGTGGAGATAGGAATAATCACCATAGACACAATCATGGTTCCCAACATTGGCATATGTTGGACAGGGGTATTCATTATGTAGCTCTATGACCTCTCTAACAAGAGAATGACTATTTCTGGTGGGTGATTTTATATCAAAGAAGTCACCCCCATCTATCACAGCATGGGCTTTGTGCTGAGAGGCAAGCTCCCCTACTCTACGGAGTTTTTTTAGCACCGTATCTTTCCAGTTATCTGTTCTGGAAGATGGAGATTTATCACTCAGATGAACATCAGTTCTCCAAATCAGTTTCACATTCATAGAAATAACTCCTCTTCATTAGGGTCAGGAGCACCCTTCTTCCATCTCCTCTGATGATATAGATAAGACAAAATTGAAAACAAGACCAAAAAAAGAACAAGAGTACAGGCTGAGAATAGGAAAAATTGTAGAAAGCTCATCATTCCTCCCAAAATTCCTTTTCCACAAAGGAAACTGGTTGTGCGGTTCCTTTAGACCATACCCACATTGGTTCAGCAGTCTTATTTGCTTCCGACACTAAATTCTCATCAAGGGAAGAAACATCATGGTTACTCCCATATCTCTTTGCCAATTCATATCCAATAACCCCCTCATACTTCGCATCTGGTAATTGAGAAATGAATTCATTCATTGGGTGGCAGAGCTTGTAGTACCTCTGCTGAGATAACACATCTGCTATGTTCACAATCAATCTCCCACCTACCCGTAGTGAATTCCAACAGGTAGTCAGAGAGGGGTATAAAAAAGAGGACAGCCAAGAAGATAGGTTTTTCCCATACCGTTTCCACGACTGTGTGTCCTCTTCACAGTATCTTTCAGTAAAGAAATACGGAGGCGAAGTAAAAACCAGATCAAAGTACTCTCCAAACTCTGATAGATCTATACTCTCTGCTGGTTGACAAAAGAAAGTGGTCTTCTTTTGCCCACCATAGAAATCCACCTGATTTTGGTATCCAGAATGTAAAGCAGAATTGGGATCTATACCAACATATTCCTTTGCATTGCTGGCATAGAACCCTGCAAGCCGATCTCCCCAACCAGACGAAAAGTCTAAAACCCGTTCCCCACCAAAGATATCATAAATAGCCTTTGCTGATGCTGGTCGAAACTGGCTGGCAAGGTAGCCTCTGGCTCGTATTAGGGAGCCGCAAACATTCTTATTGATCCCCTTAAAGCCACCCAATGACCATAATGGCCCCCACATAGAGGTTCTGGATCTTCTCTCTGTCCACATTCTCCACGGAGAGACATATCTCTCATGTCCACATTTCATCCTAACAGTCTGTTGAAAAAAATCACTGGCTTTCAACCCAACCGTATTTCTACGAAGAAGAACAGGATTTCCTTGATAGATGTAGTTCTTCCAAGAAGGGCTTCTCACCTTTTTACTATCCCATTCCACAAAAGAAAACTGAGAAGGGGAATCGACAAACCTTAATTTTTCATAGTCAGACCAAGCCATCTCTGAAGATATTTCTTTATAGGGGAATGGTAGAGAGTAGTCCTCTACTGCTCTGTTTAGTAGCTCCTTAATTTCTTTTTCTGAATATCGTTCATTAAGGTCAGACCATAAATAGGGTGGGATATGGAGATGCCCATCTTGTATTAAGTCCTTTGGTACAATTGGGCTTTTTGAATTCCCCTCGGCATCACCAGATAGAAATTCAAAAATATCCATTAGACATCCTGACCGCAGACAGGGCATTCTCCGTGTTCTTCCAAACAGTCCAGAATTAAAGAAGACATTTCTTCCAGCCTCTGCTCAACTGAAGTAATATCCCCTTCTATCCCTGAAACTTCTTTTAGAGCAGTTTGGTATCTACCCTCCAAAGAAATTACTTCTTTGAGTTCTTCCTGTGAGGGGGCTGGCACTTCAGAAATTTGAATTCCATTAATTTCCGAAAGACTACTAATTATCTCCCGTTCTTCTTTGATCTGTTTTTCCAAATCTTGAAGATCACGAATTTCAACCAACAAGGGCTTTATATGCTCCACCAAAGGAATCTCAATGGTTTCAACTGGGATCAGGTCCTGAACAACTTTTGATTGTGTCTGTATCTGACATCTAAATTCACAAAGCTCATTGTGAGAAACCAGCATCTCTGAAAGCTCCCTATGCCTATCTTCTAAAGAAGAAAACTCAGAAACAGCCTCTTCCAAACCTTCATATTGTTCTAAGTCACTTTCCAAGGTCAATCGATCTCCAGCCCTCACCTTCAAGGTACTTTCAACCCCCCTCCTCTCCTTCTCAGAGGCTCGTAGGGCGGCATTAAGGTCACCAACCCGATCTATGTCTGCAACCACTTCAGCCATTACAGAGGGAGGTAAATCAATCAAGAAAATCTGACCTGTAAACTGTGGAGCTATCTGGGGCCACAGTTCCCTATTAGATACCTTCAAGGGGGAAATGCCAAAGGCATCCAATTCTTTCGGCACTCCTCTCCCACTATGGATCGGTCCGTGTCCATTGATGAAATACCTTGGCTTGATTTTCTCACCTTTTTCCCAAACCACAGAAGTGCCATCCTCAAAAGCCACTTCAACAGAACAGAATTCCTCACCATGTCTCACAAACGCAGATCCGGGGGTGTTTGTAAACACCCCCCGAATAGCTCTTTGTAGTGCAGTTTTCCCACTGTTGTTGGTTCCTGTAATGACAGTGAAACCATCTATCTCAACAGTAGCCTCTTTAATGGATTGGAAATTCTGGACTTTGACTTTAATCATCCGTCGACTCTATACCATCTTCAGCCAGAATTGCTTTCAATTCTGCCAAGTCAAATTCATCTTCTTCTTCTTTTGGAAGATCAACTGAAACCATCTTTGTAGATTCTTCTCTAATTACAGGAATGATCATATCCTCTAAGCTCTGAGATAAATTAGCTTTCAGCAATTGCTGTTTGAATTTATCCATTCCTTGGGCTTTGATTTCTGTTCCATTAGGAGCATCCCAAGAGAACCAAGCACCACCTTTCTTCACAATCTTGTGAGCGACAGCAGTATCAATCAAAGATCGAAGGTTATCAATCCCCTCTCCTTGTTGAATGTAAAATTTGTTTTCGTGGTTTTGAGTGCAGCCTACCTTGTTCTTTTCGAGCTTCACCTTGATAAGATTTCCAGTAGTCTGCTTCACGACCTTGTGAGAAATAGGATCATAAACATTTGATTTCTCTTGCTTCAGACGAGCCAGAAAAATTCTTACAGCAGAGAAAAACTTCCAACATTTTCCCCCTTGTACTGTCTTAGAATCTCCCGGACCAAAGCCCCCGATATTTGATCTGAGTTGAGAAATGGCTATGAAGGCTGTTCCTGTCTTTGACATTTTCGGTTGAATTTTTGGAAGGAAAGTTGACCAAATTTTTGCCACCTGACCGATTTGAGGAATTGATCCCTGCTCCGATATCTTCTTAGCAACCTCTCTTTTAGTAGCTATTGCTCCAACACTATCAACCACCAGCAGGTCTACACCAGCCATAACATAGACCCAAATATACTTCAGACCATCTTCCAATGTTTGAGGTTGGATTAAACTGAAGTGCTTTGGCTCCAGAATGGGAACACCTATCTTTTGCGCCCACAGTGGTGAGATGGCATGTTCAAAGTCAATATAGGCTACCGTTCCACCTGCCCTATATACTTCAGCAGCACAATGCAATGCCAACGTAGTCTTACCACTCCCTTCATGTCCATAAAGCTGGGTTACCCTACCTCTTGGTATGCCGGGGCATACGGGGTTACCAGAGGGGTTCAAGTTTCCCCCAATCAAATTATCAATGATAATTGATCCTGTTGACAAATGGGGCATACTTTCTACAAGCGTATCCGCAGCAAGGTTCACCCTATCGTCTAAATTTTCCTTAGTACCTTTGAAGACAGCATTAGCCTTCTCCAGAGCAGTTAATTTGCCTCCGTTTGAAGCAGTTTTCTTTTTAGCCATTATTTCACCTCCGACCATAGAAAAAATCTCTCACTTTCTCTATACAGGATTCCTTTCTTTTCGATAGTACCCATTTTCTTTCCTCTCTTATATGTATGTATTTTCGTAAATTGATGCTTCTCTGGTTCTGTCAAATCCTTCTCAGATATCTGATCTCCCAACAAAAGCCAGAAGCGATAAGAACACACACCTACCCAATAAGCATCGGCTTCATTGTGGTTCCACCTCCCCTTTGTCTTAGAATGTGATTTTGCGGCTTCTACCATATCAGGCTTCAACATCTTCCAAGATTTAGGTCTATTTAGGTGGTGCTTTGCATGGGCTTTAATCTGCCCCGGAGAAAAGAAAACCACATCTTTCTTCTCCAGTTTTAGAGCCTCTGAAGTATAAAGGAATAGTCCATACATCCCCTCAGACCAAAGGTTGTTGAATACAGGGTACTCAACACCAATCTTATCTGGTTGATGCTCCTGTATG